TACCTAAAGAAGCACCATCAGATGCATCAGGTAAGAATGCAGTAGAAGCAGTTATGTTTGTTCCAGTAAGCGCACCAGTAACACCTAATGTACCAGCTACAGTAGCATTCTCATCAACATCAAGAGTGTCTATATGTGCAGTACCATCTAAAAACATATCTTTAAATTCTAATGATGCTGTACCTAAGTCTATATCATTGTCTGTTACAGGAACAATAGCACCATCTTGAAGTCTAAACTGCTGTACAGAAGAAGAACTAACTTGCACATAAAATTCTAAATGATCATTAGACGTATCTATAAGTATCTTGTTATTTTGATCAGCATCACCTATTCTATCTATTGGTGGACCTTCTGCTGATGTACCATCATGTGAGTGACCTGTAGAATTATTAAAGGCCGCTAAAACTTGGTTAAGTTCTGCATTAATTGGTGCTGCTGATATAACCTCACCACTAACTATTTGCGCTGCTGATTGTCTAGTATATCCTGCCATTATCTGTATCCTGCATCCTGGTATGTTATGGAGAACCCACTAACACTATAAGGTGCTTGGGTTCCTGTTGATGTTATGACCAAAGATATAGCTCTCCCTGATCCTTGGACATTAGTCTCTAACACTGGACTAGTCGAACCATCAAACTTAAATGTAGCATCATATGTGCTATTTGTAGTCGTATATCTTGCTAATGAACCTGCTGTTGTTAAAGAATACGTAATTGGGTTTGGCGTATTAGGATCATCCCAATCATAAGCAATACCTAAGTTAATTGTAGATTCTCCTTCTGGCCTAGTAAATAAGGTGATATGCTGATATATTTTGCGTTTTTCGGTAGAGTCGAAATATAAAAAGGGAGTTGCGTAAACAGCCGTAACATCAGCAGTATCAAAAGTACTACCAGATTCTTGCTGATATATCTCACCATTTAGATCCCCGTGTAATACAACTTCAACATCGTCTATTAAACCACTAGTAGCTACGAAAGCTCTTATACCTAGTAACTCACCAAACTCCCAACCTACTCTTCTATCTGCAAACCTAAGACCACATATTATACCTGCTGTATCTGAGGCAGCTGTAGTTGTCTTAGGAAAGAAGTAACGGAACTGAGATTTATTTCTAATAACCACAGAAGACATATTATCTAAGTCATGTGTACTAGGCAGTGATTGCAGCAACTGTTGTACAGGTTTAGAAATAGTTTCAAGTTCTACGTCACCAATTCTGGCAGTACCTTGAATAGGGCGAATACCATCAGAGGCTAAAAATAATACATCACCACCTATTTCTATTATACTATCTGTAGCAATGCAACCAATATTATTTGTTACTTCAGATAAAGCAAAATCGGATGTACTAGATCCTGTTAGTCTTTTTATTTTATTTTTACCAAAAACATATAAACTATCTCTAAACTTTGCTATGCCTGTTATATTAAAACCTACGTTAATTGAGCCTGATCCACTAGCTGATCTAAATCTGTTATCTACGTTTGGCTCACTAAAAAGTAATTTGTTACCACCTAATCCTGTACTAGGAAATCCTGCATAGAACTGATGATTTTTAAAGTCTGTTGTCATTGAAGCTCCTACTGGAGAAGCGTCATCTGATGTTGTATGCTCAGTAAAAGTAGAACCGTCAAACTTAGCAGGTGTGTTAGTTCCATCACATATTATTACAGACTCAGTACCTGTAAATGAATTTATACTTTCTCTTAATTTTAATACACTAATATTAGATCTATTCGATGCTATTGGAGTCCAGCCAGAAGTAGTATATTTATATATAGAATATGATTGACTATACGTAGCTGTTACTGATGTACCACCAACGCCACTTGCAGTAGATGTAGCAAGAGAGGTAAATGATACTGTGTAAGTGTTTGCATCAGGCACAGATACTACTGCCATTTCTACAGCATTTGGAGTTATACCTCCTATAGCTGCACTACCTGCAAATGTTACTTTATGTCCTACAGATAAACCATGACTAGTATGTGTTACTGTTATTGTTGCGCTACCATTAGATACTGCAAAAGGATTGTCTGGTAAATCTTGTGTAATTGCATTTACTTTAAATGTTACTGAACTTCCACCACCAGTTCCACCAGATCCTGCAGCAGATGTAAAAACTACGGTATAAGAGTTAGCATCTATTACTGAGGCTATTGGCATATCTACTCCGTTAGGAGTAATCCCATGAAATGTGTCAGACCCTGAATATTGTATTCTATCTCCTACTACCAGTCCATGACTATTATGTGTAACAGTTATAGTAGCACTTCCATTTGTAACTGCAAAAGGATTAGCACCTAATGAACCATTATGATCTTTTAAGTTTCTTCTAGCTGCATACGGTATACCATTTAGTATCCAAAGACCTATTACTTGTCCTACACCTGATATAGTTCCGTAAGTTGAATCATAATCAGCGTAACCATTAATACGTCTATATCCACCAAACTGTGATACTTCCATATTTAGCATACGTATACCTGAACCAGGATTAGTATTTGCTAATGCTAAAGCATCTTCATTAGTAAATAAACCGCCTTTAGAGAGGACAGTTACATCCTTTAAAGCATCTACCATTAACCATTACCATGTGGTACATTTATTAATCGGCTCACGCGAGTATCTCTAACATCAGTAAATCTGTTAATTAGTAGAGTCCTCATACGATCAATACCTTCATCAAATCTTGCTTTGATTAATTGTGCCTGTTGAGCATTATCTCTAAACATAAAACAATGATACAGCGCACCATCTATAACTACGTGCTTGTATGCATCAGGAACAGACATGGTATCTGTAGCATTTACAAGATCTGTAGCATAGGCAAAGTAACTATAACTTACACTATACGTAGCATCAGGTCTAGGGGTAAAACCAACTTTATTATCTAATGTACGATAAACATAAATAGGTTGATCAAAATCACCTGTACTAGCTTCTGAATCTCTTTCAAAAAACCTTTTTATAAAAGTGTCATAGTCTATTAGTTTAAGATTACGTGCTGAGTAATTATTATCTGCATCATAATTAATTCTAAAAGAATCCCAATCAGCTATTTTAAAGTCTGACTCTAATGCATATTCTTGTGTACCTACTACTAGTGTCAAAGAACCAGCAGTAAAGTTAAAAGGGAACTCAAATTCCCTCTGGGATATTTCTTGTATTGAAGAATTTATTGCATCTTTAACTTGTGCGCGAAAGCCTGTAGCAGTAGGAAAATCAACTGCTGTTAACTCAACTTCATTCAAACGTCTAAGTGTATCATTAACTAATGTTAAGAATGTTGTAGCCATATCTCACCCAAATTAAAGAAGGGGATAGCCCCATTACAGAACTATCCCACAATACTTTATTATGCCAAAGCATCTCTTGCAGCAGCAGATGGTTTTTGTCCATTTGCGTTGCAATTAATGCAAGTAGCATATACTCGTAGTACACCAACAGCAGCAGCAGCTCCAGCCAACGTAACATCAATAGTATCAGTAGTACCGATAAATTGAGTGTAAGTTGAAGCAGCTGAACCGACAACTGTATTGGTTTGTCCGTTAGTTCCAGCAGCACAGTAGCCAGTGGAAGTAACATCAGCACCATCAACAATGTCATCACCACCACCGAAGTCAATATCAGCAGTTACACTTGAAGTAAAAGCTGTCATAACTTCAGCACCAGCGTTAAGTATCAATGTACCAGCAGGTATTTCTAATAACTGAAAAACATCTCCGTCAGCTATTGTATTACCAGCAGTAATTAATGCAGCTACGTCAAGGTATGCCTCGACATTGTACATTACATTGTTACCATAATGACCCGGCATTATAGCAGAAACATCTGCACCAACACCAGAGGTAGATGAAGCGGTAAGGTCAAAAGTAGCCATTGTCTATTCTCCCCTTAACCAGCAATGTTGTAGTGAGCGCGAACTAGTGCTTCAGGACGAAGAACCTTGCGACCATACAGATGCATACCACGAACGATGTCAGCAAAGCTGTCATTATCACGATATGTTTCAACCTTTTCTACTTGCGAAGCAGTAGCAACGGCAGAGTCGTGACCAGCAACAATAGCACCATAATGTGCGCTTGATCCATTGGTATCAATGGTAGCTGGGCCTGTACCTACCGAAGGAAGGTTGTTTGACATATATACTCTGAAACCACGAACTACTCCAGAAATAATACGTCCATTTCTTAGAATGTCTGTGCTACCTGAAGAAAAGTCATTGTTCAATAGTTTAGAGTTTTCGTCATTAAGTTGTTCAGCAAACACTGGATCTACAACAACCCAACGACCATCACGGTCAACATTTTGCTGATCGAGTAAACGAGCCATACGGTTTAGCACTCCTAAGGGAGTTGCTTCACCAGTAGATCCGTCTGGATGTAGTGCTATTGAGTCGGTAGAAGCTCCACCTGAAACAAAGCTGTTACGAGCAATTAACATAGAAGATAGTAAACCATTAGCAGCTGCTCCTGCAATAGGATCAGTACCTGATTTATCGGCGGCTACCATTGCGGTTCCAGCATTAGCACTAAGTGCTGCCTGTTTGAAACCTGTCAAGTAACCTAATACTTCTTGGTCAAATTGATCTTTTAGGCGATAACCTGCTCTATCAGTTGCCATTGACTCAAAGTTTACATGAGAATGTGCATCTTCAATGTCATCAATTTTAAAAGCAAAGTAGTTTGCTTTATCGACAACTAGAGTAAAGTCATCATCTTGTAGATCCTGTGGCTGTACTTGTGTGCCACGGGCGTATTCTTGAACCGTTATTTCGGGTTCTTTGATGATACGAACTGTATCACCGAAATTAGAGATCTCACCAAAATAATCATTGTTGGTGATGTCCTCGCATACACTGGTTTTACGAAATGCCGATTGCACTTTCTTACTGTAAATTACAGGTGAAAAGTTGCCATTCGGAAGGTTTCCGTAACCAGTTGCTGTTTTAAAAGCCATATTGGTTCCCTCCTATGATAGCTTATATCATGTAAGTTCAGGGCATTTCGCTGTTTATTGGGTGTCCATATCTTAATTAGAGATAAGGGGCCAACTAGTAAAATGGTAGCTAACCTACTTCTAATTTAATGAAGTAACATACCAGTGTGTAGTCATCTTACGATGAGGACATCAGTATGTGATGTAAGGTATAGTTATACATATTAAATATGCATTGTCAACCTTTTTTTATCGTGCTGCACCAGAAATATCATAAATAAATGTTCCGTTGCGTATTGCATTAGTAATTGCCTCTTCATTGGCTTCATACTGTGCAGCAGACATTCTTTCTACTTGAGACTCTCTAAATGTACCTTTTTTTATTGCATCTGCATCTGCCTTGGGCATACCCTTAGTAGATACGCTAGATGCTGCCTCAGATGGTTTTTGTCTTTTAGTTAGTAATTTATTCTCTGCTTTATACAGAGTAATTGCCTTACTACAAGCATATGCGTCTGAGTCATTATCGTATAGTGCTTCCTGTACCCATTTAGGTTGTACAGATGCCCACTCATGGAAAGCAGGATCTTTACGGATTGTTTCAAAGTCTGGGTGTAGCGTTTTTAATTCGCTCTCCGCTTTCTCACGAACTACGCCCCTCTTCATTTCCTGTAGTTCTTCCATCTCTTTCTTAATACCTGAAGATACTTCAGTAGATTTCTTTAGGGCTATAGACTCCATCATCTTAGAAACATCAGGGTACTTCTCAGACCATGCAGATATTTCTTCTTCTGTCTTAGGTAGCTTAACAGACTTGGTAGCTAATGCTTGTATCTGTTTCTCTAACTTTTTTATCTCTTTTTTGTGTTCGTCTTGAATACGTTGAGAGTGCCTACGAAGATCTCCATATCGCTTCTTAAATGTAGACTCTTCTGGATCTGAGGCATCTAACTCTTCTTGATTATCTTCCTCTTCTTCTACTTTATTCTCTAGGGCCTGTCGCTGTTCTACAAGTTCTTTTAATTCTCGCTCCTCATCCATTGCCCTTCTGTATTTTTTAGTTGCTTGTACTACGTGTCCTTTAACTGACTGATTATCGTGTTCTTCTACTGACATATTTTACTCTCCTCTATAGGGGCCTCAAGTAGCCTTTCTTTATGAAAGGGGTATCGGGTAGCCCGTAATAATTATTCTTCTGCTTGTTGGTCTGACCCTTCTTCTTCTGATTCTGTAGTATCTGTATCAGGACCCGGTTCTTCCGTTGCGTCTACAGTTTCGTTTTCATCTTCTTCTGCTGTAGGCATATCTGCAACCGCACCCATTATGTCTTGCATTTCTTTTTCCATACCTACATCTTTTTCAAGGTCTGCTAATCCACCCGGCCCTAGAGCCGCACCTTGTGCAGCTGTTTCTGGATCTACACCAAAAAAACCTCCTAGTCCTCTTTGTCCTACAACATCTGTTTGACCTTTAACATCTAAACCTAAAAAGTCTTCTTCCGTACCCATAGCAGATACTTGACCTGTAGAGTCTTGAAAGTCACCTTTTGAAGTGTACCCTCCTGAAACAGCCATTCCTGTAGAAGAGTCACGATCTACACCGATTAGATCTGTTGCAACGCTATAATCAGGTCTACCTGTTACAGAATTAACGCCTACCGTGCTTCTGTCTACTCCTAACATACCAGCAACTGCCATATCATAATCATCCACAGTCATTTGCGTTGGTACTGTTCCTGTTAAACTTTGAGTAGGCATACCTAGCGTAGTGCCTGTAGATATTCCTACAAGTTGACCTCCTAAAACACCTAAGTCTGTAGGACTTTGCACTCCTTTAGAAATATTAAATCCAACATCTACTAAATCTGCTAATGCTGCTTTTGAAACTGCTTGTAGTGCTGTACTACCTCCTACGTTTGAGTTTATAGGATTTCCAAACATATCATTAGCTACAGAAATAGATGGGCCAGTTACCGCAGACATTAAACTAGGTATACCTTTTGGACTAGCTATTTGTGCTGCTACTCCTAGTGCAGTGTCTATTGCTTTACTACCAGATATAGGCTCTTGCGTTGCTACAGCCTCATCTACCATCATATCTACTACTTCTCTAGCTAACTCTTTTTGTTTATCAGGGCCTAGTGAAGCAACTGTGTCTGCTATGTCTTGCGAACTAAAACTTCTTCCAATATCTGCTGAACCCGTTCCAAAGCCACCTATGTTTCCTAGTGCGTTTGACATTACATCTGGCGATATGCTAAGTGTTGCCTGTCCAAATCCAAATCCTATAGCCTCATCTATGTCTCTTTGTATATCCCCACCTGCATCCATTCCAATAGCTCTAACTGTAAATACTAAATCATCTTCATCAAACTCATCTTCATCATCTATTTTTTTTTTACCGTCAAAGTCTACTTCTTCTTCTTCCTCGCTCATGTCTTCTTGCATATCGTCTATGTCAAATTCCATCATTTCAGGCTCTTCCATGCTATACATCTCTTGCATCATAAGCATAGTTTCCTCATCCTCATTGCCTTTCTCTATATCCTCCTCTTCTATTTCTACTTCTTCTACACCGTCATCATCATCTACTTTGTGTAATCTACCATCCATTTCCATAGACATAAGACCACACTTAGCCATAGTACGCATTTCTTCTAGGTGCTTTAGCCCCCAGTATCGCACTACGTCAGCAGGTACTACATACTCGCCCTCTGACAAAAGCACAGGTACATCATCTGCAACTTCTTCTTCTAAAGATCCGAAGGGTACTTCTACCTCTTCCGTATCTTCCATGTCGCTAAACATATGTATTACATTATTCATTGTACAGTTCCTTTTGTTTCACGTAAAACATTGGTCTTTAGTTTTAGTAGTTGGTCTATAGTAGACACTTGCCCCTGACACCTATGTATAGTTATAGTATCGTCAGCATATGCCATAGTAGTTACTACTCTTTCTTTTAAATAAATTAAGTATTCTTCAAGATTTTTGTACTTAGGATTAGATACTAAAGGATATAGTTTTTCTAGTTTCATTGTAGCATACCCGGTGGTAGACCTTCATTCGGTGGGGGTGGTTGCATCTGTGGTTGTGCAGGTGGGGCCTGTTGTGGTTGCTGTTGTAGTGGTTGCCCCGTAAACTGTTCTTCACCCGGTACTGGCGCTGCACCTACACCTATGTTACCGTTACCTACGCCTGACATATCCATAGGCCCTTGCTCTGGCCCACCTTGACCCATAGCTTCCTGATTCTTTTGCATCAGGTAAGTCTGACGTAGCATTTCTTCTGGCGTATTTGTTACTTTGTTTGCATCTAGCATCATAGACTTAGCTATCTCGCGTATAATAAACGGAAACTTAGCAAAGGGTGCAAGTACTGGATTACTTACAATTTGTAAGAAAGACATGAGCCTTTGTGACCGTACCTCATTCTGCATCAGGCTCTCTAAACCTCTAGCCTTAACTTCTAAGTCACCCTTTATGTCTTTGTTGTAGTTAAACTGCATATTAAACGCAAACATTGCCTCACCTAGAGGACGTAACAGGTAATCGTCAAAGTTCTTTACGACTGTCTTAACAGATCCTGCTGCTGCACCCATAAGCATCGAGATACCTGCTGCCGTTCTACCTACACCAGTTACACCCGTTTGCCCATGTGAGAATGATGGTATACCTGTAGACTCATCAGCTAACACTCTAGCTTTATCAAACAGTTGCATATTTTCACTACTTACATTAGGAAATTTAGTGCCAAATATTGCCTGTCCCGGCGCACCACCCTGTCTTCTAAAGACTTTACCGGGGTATACAGTTAGGTCTTGGCCCGGAGTCAGGTTAGTTTCATCTACTTCTATCAGTAAATTACCTGACAATACAGCATTATCTACTGCCATACGCATAAATCCGTTCATCAAGGTCTGTGTATCGTCCATGTTTTCGCCTACGCCTATGCCAAAGAAAGCATATGGGTTGACTTCATACGGAACTGCACAGTATGGAATACGCTTTGGTAGGAACGGATTAACTACAAACCTGAGTATCTCATTATTGCATATCCAGACGTTTACGTGTAGGTCATCTACGTCTTCATACTCGCCGGGTATCTCTATGCCAGACTCTTCTGCTATAGCCCTGTCTAATATACCCCAGAACTCTAGGGCCTCGTAGCGTTGTGTGTTATAACTGTGTGAACTGTCCTCATCTTCTGACTCTAAGAGGCTACTTTCCCACCATTTTATAGAATAGTTCTCGCCCATCTCTATTGCTTCTTTGATAGCGTCTTCTCTAAAGAATGGTCTATTGCGTAATGCACGTAGCTGGGATCTTGTAAGTTTATGTCGCTCTATTACGTAGTCACAGTCCTCTATTGTACTTGCATCTGGGTCAGGGTAAAAGTTCCAACCAGATACGTAGGATATTTTAGGCACTGTCTTAACTGTAGGATCGTACTCGCCCTCATCTGTCCAGTTAGGATACTCTTTTGTTGTGGCAAATGGGCCTTTTAGTACACCAGTACCAAATAGCGCACACTCAAACGCTGCATTTCGTAGGTGCTTGGTAGCGTCTGACTCTTCTAACTGGTCTTTAATCTGCTTCTCCATCATCTTTGCAGCAACCATTGCAGGATGAAAGTTGACAGAAGATTGCGTTATACCAAAGCCCTCTTTCAATGTGTCTACATCATCTAGGGCATCTTGTAGTGGGCCTAATCTTTCTTCTAAATCGCCTAGCTCTGTAGCTCCGGGGGGTAATACTCTACCATCTCCCTCGTAGCCGTATAAATCTTTTGGCATATCGCCCATTTCTACGTCTGCTGGGGCGTTAGGATCAAAGTGTACTGTCTCAGCTACACCTTCTGGTAAGGTAGTAGGCTCTACTGATAGCGGAAACTCGTTGTTTGCAAGTAGTACGTCTACGATTTGACTATACGCTGCAAGTACTTTTGTCTTTGTTACTTTAATAAATACACGGGATTTTTCAGTCTCCGTAAACTGTACGTCAGAACTGTATACACCCCTGTAGTTCTTATATGCCCTGATCCAGTTATTTTCTTCTGTGTATCGTGCATCTTCAGCCCTAGTAAACTGCTTCTGTATGTAGTCAGTTAGGCCAGTTACGCCCTCATCTGACTCATCATTCTCTAGGAATGCGCTTTCACTGTCTTCTATAAAC